GAAAAAGAAATCGCCTTTTGGCAGGCGGTACAGACCAAAGTCAGACCGGCTCTGATTTTGCCGGAGATTTAAAGGAGGAACAAGGGATGGAAGTTAGACTGACACCTTCAATCGAGCAGGTTATCCCGCCGCAAATCAGCTTCAACTTCGAGGAAATCAAAGAGGAGCTGGCAGGCAAATTACAGGTTTACCAGCAGATGGTAGTTACCGAGGGAGGAATCAAGGAAGCAAAGGCAGACAGAGCAAACCTCAATAAATTTAAAACAGCTCTTTCCGACAGCAGAAAATCTGTAAAGCGCCAGTGGAATCAGCCGCTTACCGAGTTTGAGGACAAGATGAAAGAGCTGGAACAGATGGTGGATGCTCCGATCAGCGCCATCGACAGGCAAATCAAGGCTTTCGATGAAATCAAAAAGCAGGAGAAGCGGCAGAAAATTGAGAATTTCTTTGCAGAAAACATCGGGGAATTAGAAGAAATCTTGCCTCTTGCAAAAATATGGAATGAGCGTTGGCTCAATGCCACCTATCCGGTAAAGGATATTGAGCGTGAGATTTTGGAAGCTATCCGCAAAACCCACAACGACATTGGTATTATCGTAGCAATGCAGCTACCCTGCACCGAACAGATGATTTCCACCTACTTGGATACGCTGGACATGAGTGCGGCGATGGAAGAAAAGCACCGTTACGAAGAAGCTCAGAAAGCGAAAGCTCGGCTGGAAAAGCAGCAGGCTGAGCCGGTAGTAGTAAAGCCGCAGCCGGTAGCGGTTGAACCAGAAGTTGAGCCGGAAAGAATCGCAGAAGAACCCAAAATCAGCGCACAGCCAGACCTTCAAGTTCTGGATTTTCGTGTATGGGTAACACCGGCACAAAAGCAGGCGCTTAGAGAATTTCTGATTCGCAATCACATTCGATGCGGGAGGGTTGAGTAATGGCAAATAGCTTGGTAAAAGGTGAGAAAAAACAGCCGTCGTTCAGCGTGTTTTTAACGCAGGATGCAATCAAAAAGAAAATCAATGAAGTAATTGGCGGCAAAGGCGGACAGCGGTTCATGACGGCTATCCTTTCCGCAGTTACCAACTCCCCGGCGCTGCAGGAATGCGAATCAATGTCTATCCTGAATTGTGCGTTCCTAGGTGAGGCTTTGAATCTTTCCCCTTCTCCGCAGCTGGGACAGTATCACATGGTTCCTTTTAAAAAGAAGATTTCAAAAAAAGGGGAGGAACCGAGATATATAACGGTTGCACAATTTGTAATCGGATATAAGGGATTATATCAACTTGCCATCCGTTCCGGTTATTATAAGAAAATAAACGTTTTATCAATCAAAGAAGGGGAGCTGAAATATTTTGACCCGCTCAATGAGGTAATCGAAGTGGAGCTGATTCAGGACGAACGCCAACGGGAGCTGGCAAGAACGATTGGGTATTATGCGATGTTTGAATATCTCAACGGATTCCAAAAGGCAATGTATTGGAGCTACGAAAAGATGCAATCACACGCAGACCAATACTCGCAGGCATACAGCGCAGAAGCCCATCAAAGGATAATCAACGGAGAAATTCCCAAAGAAAATATGTGGAAATACTCTTCATTCTGGTACAAAGATTTTGATATGATGGCGCACAAAACAATGCTGCGGCAGCTTATCTCCAAATGGGGCATCATGTCTACGGAACTTCAGATGGCGATGGAAAACGATATGGCAGCTATCCGGGATGATGGCACACCGGAGTATGTAGATAACGATACGACACCGATTGAGCCTGCACAGGCTCCGGTATACGAGGCACAGTCAACAGAGATTCCGACCGGAAACAACATCGAGGATGATTTCTTCGCAGGGCTGGAACCGCCGCCGGAACGATAAAGCAAAAGGAGGATAGGGACAATGGAGGAAGGATGGCTTTCAGGGTACATACAGGACTATGACGGGCAGGCTTTAACTCTCATTGTCCCTTTTTCCGATTCAGAGTACATCAAAACCCATAGTGTTACAGAGTGCTCTGTGAGGGTCGAGGACGGTCGGAGAATCAGCGCAGTACAAAGACGCAAAGTTTACGCTCTTATCCGCGATATTGCCGACTGGACGGGCTACGAGCCGCAGGAACTGAAAGAATTGATGAAGTACGATTTTATATCCCAGCAGGAGGACGGAACACAATACTTTAGCCTGTCCGATGCAGACATGACAACAGCAAGAAACTTCATCACTCACCTGATTGACTTTTGTGTTACCAATGCCATTCCTTGCAAGGTCAGCCTTTTGGAGCAGTGCGAGGATATAGAAAAATATCTATATGCCTGCGTTGCCAATCGCAGATGCGCTGTTTGTGGCAAAAAGGCAGACATTCACGAAGTGGAGCGAGTAGGCATGGGGCGAGACCGCAGGAAGATGCACCACCTAGGGCAGTTGGTTGAGCCGTTATGCCGACAGCATCATCAGGAGGTAGACCAGATGGGGCAAAAGAGCTTCGACGAAAAATATCATTTGCAGGGCATTAGATTGGATGAACAGCTTTGCAAAATCCTGAAATGGAGGAAATAGAATGCTGAACAGGGTAGTTTTAATGGGGAGGCTGACCGCTGACCCAGAGTTAAAGAAAACAACGAGTGACCTTTCTGTGCTATCGTTCACGGTAGCGGTTGAGCGCAATTACAGCGGCAACAAAGACAAACAGACAGACTTCATCAACTGCGTTGCATGGAGACAGACGGCAGAGTTCATCAGCCGGTACTTCTCCAAAGGCAAGATGATTGCACTGGAAGGTTCGATTCAGGTCCGTAACTACACGAACAAGAACGACAATAAACGGCAGGCAGTAGAGGTTTTGGTATCTCAGGCGTATTTTGCAGGGGACAACTCACAGAAGCAGGGACCGGCAGCGGATACAAAGAACTATCCCCCAATCACTTATTCTTCGGGAGCTCCCGAAGACTTCACCGAAGTTCCAGAGGAAGAGGGAGACCTCCCGTTTTAATATGGTCAGAAAGAGGTAAAGTATGGCACGTCCGCAAAAGGAAGGCTTGGAATACTTTTCTTTGGATGTGGATTTTTTCTCGGACCGCAAAATCAAGATTTTAAAAGGCAGGTTCGGTGCAGATGGCATCACTTATTATCTATACCTGCTGTGTGAGATTTACAAGGGACATGGCTACTACCTGGAGGTAGACGAGGATTTTGATTATATTACATCCTCCGAGCTGGGTATGAGCCACGCAAAAATAGGGCAGATGAGGAAATTCTTATTGGAACGGTCACTGTTTGATAACAAACTTTTTCAGTCGGACACTATCCTCACGTCCACCTCAATACAGAGACGATTTCAGTTGGCTGTAAAGTCCCGAGCCAGTAAAAACCCGGTCGTCGTCAATCCAAAGTTTTGGCTTCTTTCAAAAGAAGAAACGCAAAGCTTTATTAAAATGCACCCTATTTTAAATAATTCCGAGAAAAAACCCGATTATTCTCAGAAAAACCCCGAGGATTCCGAGAATAACGCCATAAAGAAAAGGAAAGAAAATGTAGTAGTAGTTGTAGTAAAGGAGAGGGAAGAAATTTTGCAGTGTTTTGAGCAGAATATCGCGGTCGCAACGGTGGCAGTCAAAAAGAAGATGGACGCCTATCTGCAAAAGCTGTCTCCCGAGCTGATGCAGGCAGCCATCGAATATTCGGCACTGATGGGCGCAAAGGGCTGGCGGTATGTGCAGGCGGTGTTGGATAGCTGCATTGAGCGCGGGATTTCCACCCCGCAGGAG